GCCGCTTCGCCTGAGCTTCATCGGCGGCGCTGATGCTTCCGCTGATCGCTTTGATTTCCGTCACCAGTTCGGACAGGTTGATTTCAGGAGGCATGGCCGCGACCTTTCAGTTGCTCGATCAGGTCGCTCAAACGATTGGCGACCACGGATTCATCGATCGGGGTGAAATCGTCGATCGCTTTGATCAGGCCTTGGTCACGGTCACTCTTGTTGTTTTCACGGATACGCGGCGGACCCTCCGGATCGATCTTTGCCTTCCACGCGGCAATGATGCGCTCCTCGATCCGCAAGACTTGCTCGCGCGAATAGAGGGCGCGGTTTGTCGGGTCGTGGATATTTTTCCACGCGGCGCGGATTTGCGCCTCGGTATCGATCGGGTGGCGTTTACGCCCATCGTCCAAATAGCCGGGATCGGCAAAGCCGCCTTCGGCCTTGTCATCGCGGTAGGCCGGAGGTCCCTCCGGATCAATCTTGCGCTTCCACGCCGCAACGATGCGCGCTTTGATTCTGTCGACCTGCTCGCGCGAATAGAACGATTGGTTCGACGGCTTGTGGATGTAATTCCACGCCGCACGGATGCGGCCCTCGGTATCGATCGGATAGCGCTTGCGTTTGTCTTCTTGATAGCCCGGATCGGCATAGTCGACATCACCGAACGGCTTGCGTGCATCGCGCAACAACAAGCCGAGCAACAGCCGACCGATGCCTTCGATCTCATCGAAGCCGCCATCAGCGAGCAACTCATCGATCTCGGATTTGACGTTGATGATGCGCGCATTGCGATTGGCGGGAAAGCCAACGATCGAGCATTCCTGCAGCAATGCTTTCTTGATCGTGCGCCGGCCGGTGCGCTCATCGACGGCGAGGTGCTTTCTGTCGAGCACGGAGAAGCCAACCGACAGGCCCGACAAGTAACCGCGTTTCATCAGCGCATAGGTCTCGCGCGCCTTCGGCACCTCCAGCGCAAGCTCGCCTTCAACAATCAGGTGCCTGCCCTGTTGCTCGAACGATCGCCAGCCGCCGATGACTTGCGCACGATCATGATCGCGCAGCATCATCACGTTCGGAATCAATTCGCCGCCCGGCGCGAGCTTCGTCTCAATCGGCTCGAACGCGCCGGCTTCGATGATATCGTTGTGGGAGTCAGTGTCGGATGTAGAGGCGACGCCGGTAAAAGTTGCGACCGAGTCACCTTCCGATTTCAGTTCGAACGCACAATTGAGATCGGAATACTGTTTCATCCGTGCGACCATGCACACGATGAAAATTAGTTGTAAAACGAAAAGTCAGTGCGTAATTGTCGGTGTCCCAAATTTCTTCTGAGTCATGCCGGCAAAAATCATCTTTCACGACCTCAGTGACTTCCGCCGCCTCTATTGGGCCGGGTTTCCGGAGGCGCGAATCGCGCGGTACTTTCGAGTCAATCGAAAGGTCGTGCGGCGCGTGATCCGCGAGTTGGGTTTGTTGCCGCGCACCTACTTTGACAGCAACCGCTTCCTCGCCAGCGAACGCGGGCCGCTGGCGCGACGCGCCTACACGTCGGCAGCCAATGCGGCGCGGAGAAGATCACGTGAAGTAAAGTAAGCTGCACCTGCAGTTTATGATTCCACCGGCATCGGCGCCCATCGAATCATCGCCGGGAAACATCATCTGCCCGTCATCGGTATCGAACGGCTCGTTGCGTGCGATGGTCACGCCGTGCATCGCCTGATGACTTGGGCGCACGCGCATGTCTTGCGCCGTGAACCATTGCTTCGTTTGGATGTTGATTTGCTGTTCGCCGATCGTCTCATCCATCGCCCACATTGCAGCGCCGTGCGTCTCGGTCCGGGCGATCGTCGCCGAGCGCGTGCGCGAGATGGCGGGAATTTCTTGCACGATCTCGCGCGCGATCCTCGTGCTACTCCACCCCTCCTGCACGCCCTGGAAAACGAAATCACGAATCAGGTCGGCGGCCGATTGCGAGATGTATTGGATGCGCGTTGCCGCCTCGCGCTCGATCCACGACAGCATGCGCTCCATGAACGCCGTCACACCGGTGCGCGCCTGCTTTTCAACCTGATGCCATGTCGCCGTGTACACCTGATTGAAGATGAGTTTGTAGTGCCGCACGAGAATCTTTTCGCCGCGTCGCCTGATGAAATCCTCTGCCGCGACACCGCCGTCACTCAATTGCAGCCGCATGCCGCGCGCGAGCATCGGCACCATGTCGACGTGCAAGCGCTGTTCGGTGCGATCAAGGTAGCGCTGGAACTCGCGATCGCTGCTGACGTTGATCAGCATCACGCCACCGCTTCGGCTTCCTCCAGCCCCCACGCAGCCCAACCCTGGCGCGCGGGGCCGCGGCGGTTGAGTTCGATCTTCGGCAAATGCGGGAAATACGCTTCAAGCATCTCCAGGAAGATTTCCGGCTTTTCCCAGTCGCCGCGCCGCGGTGCTTCAAGCAAGCTGTCCCATTGCTGACCCGGCGCCGGGCACGGTACATGACCGCGCGTGCCGAACAGAAACAGTTCATGCTTGTTGCGATTCCAATGGCCGGGGCCGATGCGATCCTTTGCCCACACCCAATGCGTTTTATAAACGAAGCCCCACGTTTCCATCACGTCGAGCGCCTGCACCAGCATCGGCACCGAGGCCCACAGCCCGAGCACGCAGTCATCCGCGGCGATCGAAGCCACGTCGCGCGTCGCGATCACGTCCGTGCTTGACGGCGCTCCATGCCGATCCATCGCGATCATGCCGACGATCACGCCGTAACGCTTGCCCGCGCACAGCTTCGCACCTAGCTCGGCCTCGCGTATGGCTCGCCGCTCCGCCTTGTCGTCGAACAGCAGGAGGTTGATGGTGACCCTGGCATTTTCCTGGGCAATCCGCTCGCGCCGCTCCGCCATCAGTTGCTCGAACTGGCGCGCCGGCACGGCAGCATATTTGCGCGCACGGTCGGCCAGATGCTTGTCGATTCCAGCTTCGGCCAAAGTAAAAACCGGGTCCGTTTTGGACCCAGTTTTGCTAGGCCGCCCACCCTCGTTGAACCCGACGGACCGGCGCTGTTGCTCCATCAACTCGCCGATGCGCCGCTCGGCACGGAAGCGAATTTCGGATGCCTCGATTTCCAGTTCCTTGTTGTGGGCTTGACGCGCGTAGCTGGAGATCGCCACCGCCATGTCGCGAATGTCCTTGACCTCATCAACCGCATGGGCCTCGGCCAACGCTTGGCACGCGGCATCGTACCGGACTAACTGTTGCTGCAGCATTGCTCAAATCCTCACGTTGGCGTTTTGCCGAGTAGGTTCGACACGCCCCCCATCTGTGCCTCGATCGCCGCGCGCTTGATCCGCAGTTCCTCCAGCTTCACCGGGATGTCAGCGGTGTCGTCATCCTCATAAGGCGCATAGCCGAGGAGCGCACGCTGTTCGTTGACCGAGAGCATCGATGCCTTGGCCGTCATTTCGATCATCTCGCGCCGGCCCGCGATCATCGCGGGAATATGTTCGATGTCCGGTCGTATCTCCGCGCCGTTGCGCATCAGTGCGTGATTGAGCCCGGCGACGTAGAGGCCGATGTATCCCGGCAGCACCGTGTCGGTGAGAAACCCGACGCGCGCCATTGCCAAATTGTTATACGTATCGGTGCCCGGTAGCCCCACGAGTTGCGTCGGCACGCCGAACGTCATCACGATATCGCGCGCCAAGCTATCCTTGATCTCTACGCTCAACGCCGAGGCCGGGTCTTCTGACAGGCGCGTCAAATTCCATTTCGCGTTGGCGGTCACCAGCGTTCCACCAGATTGGTCCTGCCCCGTTTTGAATTTCGAAATTTTGTCCTTGATCTCCTGCACCGCCGCCTTGGCCATCTCGCTTTCGGTGCTCAGCAGGCCGGTGATGTTCGAGGAATTGCTCACGATGTCGGCGCAGCGCTGGAGCACGCGCGTGAAAACTTCGGCCGGCGGGGCGGCAATCACGGCCGGCGCCTTGTCAGTCGAGCGATTGAGCGCCGGTCGCCGCAGAAAGATCACGTCGCTGTCGCCATCCTCATCCACCGGATAGCGCACGGTCTTTCCGCCCTGCATCACGTCGAACGCCTCGATCATGCGCGAATCGAGCGCGTAGACCGGCGTCACCTCGTTGGTCGCCAGCGGCCATAACTCTTGCGTCACCTCGCCGGCGCCGCGCACACGCAGCAAGTAAGCCCGGTTGGCCACCGCAAGCGAAACCGCGACGTAGTATTGCAAAGCGTGACCGGTCCATTGCGGATTCGGCCGCACCAGCAATTTTTCCACTTCGATCTCGGCACGAGTGAGTTGAGTGCTGTCGGATGCCTTGTAGACCTTGAGAGGCACCGAGGCCGCCATCGCACCAATCATGTCGACGGCGCGCCATAGATAGATCGAGCGCACATATTCGCGCGTCAGATCGGCCGTCAGCTTATCGAGGTTGACACTATCGCCGATCGCAACTTCGGCCGGCGCCGCGCGCGATGATGCGGCGGTTGGTTCCTGTTGCTTGCGAAACGGCCACATGATCACGTCATGTATTGCGCTCGGGTTGCTTCTCCGGTGGGCTATATGGTCTTGCCTTGACGACCGGCTGTCCGCCATATCGCGCCCGTGCTTTGTCCAGGTTGATTTGCACCCCTTGCGCCACGGCTTGCGCCGCGCCCTTCACATCGAAGCTCCGCGCGGCCTGGACGAATTGATATCGCGCTTGATAACAGCCTCCACACCCCACGTTGCTCCTCCCGTGTCACACCACCGGCTCGTCGTCGCCGTTGTCGTCGTCGTTCTCTTCGCCGTTGTCCGGCTTCGGCGCCGGCTGCGGCTCATCCTCCGGCTGCGGCGGTGGCGGCTCGGCCGGGTCGCGTCGTTGCGGTTGGCGTCCAGTCATTTTGTTCTCTCCGGTGGTCGGCGGTACGGAGTACCTGCCTGTTGCTGATTCTGTTGCGCGCGATACTGCGCATCGTTGTAAGTGCCGCGCGCCTTGTCGCGGATGATGTTCATGCCCGTTCGCACCGCGCCCATGGCGCCGCGAATGTTGCCGGCTCTAACGGCGCTCCCTAGCGCCGCGCGCGCTGAGCCGCATCCTGCACAGGCCATGACTTGCCTCCTGTTCTGGCATCACGTGGTGTCGGTTCCAGCGCCTCAAACGGCGGCCACGGGTCCGGCAGTTGAGTCACCGGCGAAACTTGGCATTCGACGCAAGCCTGACTGACACCACTGAAATTCTCCATGACACCCACCTCATGCGATCGGAACGTGTGCGACTATACGACCCAATCGGGTGAGACCCCAAATCAAAGCATCGAGCCGATTGGGTGAGCCGTCAACCGCGCGGTCCCATTCGCGCGAGAATGACAGCATTTCAGCCTCAAGCTGGTCGAGTCCGCGGCGGTGCTTTACCCGACCTTTCTCGTACAGAAGCGACACCGGTTCCGCGCGCATGACCTTGCCGCGCGACGCGTTCACCTCGCGGATCGCGATCATGTTGGTGTCACGCCGGCCCTCCTGATGCGCACGCTCAGCGGCTTGTCGGATAACATCGGTGGCCATGTCGCCACCAAAATTCCGCTCCACCACCACATCGTCGGCATCGAAATCATCATGCGCTTTGACCACGGCATCGCCCCACACGCCGGGCGAGCCGATGATGGTGCGGTCGGCGAGCACGGCAAAGTGACCATTGGTCAACAGCGCCGACGCGACAATGCCGATCTCGTCACCGCCACCGGACGGATCAACGCCGACCGTGGCTTGCTCGATCTCATCCTCGCCGATCGGCTCGTGCTTGAGCCACTCATCCTTGAACAGCGCGTTCGGCGGATCGAGCAGCATCGTGCCATAGAGTTCCTGGCGGCCGAGCCGCGTGCCCTCGTAGAGTTCGCGGATTTTCGCCAGAAATTTCGGCGAGAGATTGCGCGCGTTGTCGTAGGTGGAACCGGTGGTGATCTGCACCCCATCCATCTTAATCAACTTTTTCATGAACGGTGTGGGCCGCGGGGTGGTGCCAAGCAACACGCGCGGCATGTCGCCGAGACGCAAGCCCAGCATCATCATGTCCCAAACTTCCTGCTGGTATCGCATGCGCGCGATCTCATCGATGATCGCCAGTTCGCACTGCGGACCGCGCAACGAGTCGGGCTCCTCGCCGGAAAAGAACACGCACAAGGCGCCGTTGGGCCATTCGAGGCGGCGCTTCGTTTGCACCCACCTCGGGCGCATGTCGCGACCGGCGGTGGCGAGGAGGCCGGCCGGTCCCTCCAGATTCACATCATGCAAGTCCGCAACAGTCGGACCGATGAGATGCAGGCGCTTCAAGCCGGCGCGGATCGCGGTGTGGGCCGCGGCGCTCATCGAATGCGTTTTGCCGGAGCCACGGCCGGCGAGAAACAGCCAGCACCAATCTAATTGCCGCGGCGGCAATTGCTCATGGCGCGCGGCAAACATCCATTCGTCGGCCATGCCGTCGCCGAGGTGATCGGCGAGTCGCAAGCGCTCTGCCACCGACAGCCGCGCCACCGCGGCGCGCGTGTCGTGTATGCGACACACCTCTTGCAGAAAACGATCGCTCATCCGTCCTCTTTGACCACCTCGCCATCAATTTCTTTGCCACTCACGATGAGATCGAGCGCACGGCGGATTCGATCGGTGGTGTTTTCGTGTTTGTCGGCGAGCGCGCGGCCGAGCAGGTCATCTGAGCGCTGCGGCGCCATCAGGCCGAGTATCTTCGCGCGCAACTCCATGATCTTGAGCGACATCGCGGTGGAGTCGATATCGCCGCTGCATGCCTTGTCGTAATGCGCCTTCTGCATTGCATCGAGGCGTTCCAGTTCGATTTGGATGGCACGCTGGCGCATCCCCGGCGTGACGGCGCCCAAACTTCGTGCGAGGGCCGACTCCACTTCATCGGGGGAACAGCCCAACTCCTCGGCGATCGCGCGCACCGAGCCGCCAGCCAACCGCAACCGGAACGCCTTGCGCTCGCGCTCCAGGGTGGCGGCCGGATCATTAAATGGGATAACTTGCGCCATGCGCGTCTCCCATTCGGGTGAGCCCTATATACCCGGTGATGTGGCTGATAGTCGAGCCGCCGCGTTAGCGGTCCGGCCGCTGCTGATCGCGCGGCGCCGGTTTGCAGTCGGCGTGGTCGGCGGCGGCGGCAAGACAGAAGCGCTCGCCGCCATGGCGACCGAGGCAGCGCACGAATTCGGAATCCCGATCAGCTACGCCGCTGTCCTGGCGCACGAAGAGGCGGTGACCTACGCGCTGCAATGCGCGATCGGTGATGCGGTAGACCCGACCGCGCGGCAGGCTTTTTTCCCGCACCTCGCCGGCACCGTGCTGGCGATCGCGCATGCACACTCGTGGCAATTGCCGCTAGTGAAGGCAGGGCATCGGCGCCGCGTGATCGAGCACCACCTGGCACTCATCCGCCGCGCCGCCGGCTTGAGCGAAGAGGAGGCGGCCAAGTTTTTGCGCGGGCGTAAGGATGATGTCGCTGCCGCGCTCGACCTCGATCTACGGGCGCGGCTCGCGGAGCGGCAAGCGCCGGAGTTGTTTGCGGAAATGATCGGCGACGGGCAGCGGTTGCCAGCGCTGTCGTTCGTCCTGGAGGCGATCGAGACCTATCGCGGATTCAAAGCACGCGAGCGCA